AAACAAGCAAACTTACCACCATGGAGAGAGGATTGGGTTGAGATGCTTGGCTTGGGTATTGATGTATTCAAGTTACATGGTAGAGAAAGTATGATGAGACTTCAAGAGAGTATGGATCTCATCAAAAGGTGGGCAGATGAAGAAGAATATATGTTCCCTGAGTACAAGAAGTACCAGTCAGAAATGAAGATGAAAGATGCTCCTATTAATATATGGAGGGAGAAGATAAAGACATGTAAGTTTGATTGTTGGGATTGCAACTACTGTGAGGCAGTTATAGAATCTCATATGAAGAAAGCAGATTTGGAGGTACATCCACAAGTTGAAACTTGTATGGAAGCATTTATAAATTCTGGAAAATACATATCTAATCATAAGACATATGATCCTAATGATCCAAATGCTTACTATAATGTACCTGGTTTATCATCACCTAGAGTAAGGCATTTCTTAAATAACTTGTGTTCCCAGGAAGGTGCGGTCTATCTTGAGGTAGGTGTGTATGCTGGTTCTACATTCTGTGCAGCTATACAGAACAATGATATGGTAGCAGCATATGCAAATGATAATTGGTCACAACCAAACCTTCAACCAGCTAGAGAAGATATTAATTTAGAATTAGAAGACGTTACTGTTAGCACCTTTGTTAAAAATTTACAGACTAATATAACAACAGATAGTTTGGATTTTGACATTCAAGTTCTTAATGGTGATTCTTCACAGTTAGGGAAGAAGGACTTCAAGCAGGATGTAAATATAATTTTCTATGATGGAGATAATGCTGAACATAAGATGGTAGAATTCTTCACAAGAATGTTAGACTTCACTGCAAATGTTTTTACTCTTGTAGTAGATGATGCAAATATAGAAGATAATGTGAGGGTGACTAAAACGTTTGTTGAGAAGATGGGTCTTAAGATTCTTTACGAAAGAGAGTTATTGAACGACCAAGAGGATCTTAAAATGTGGTGGAATGGACTATACGTTTTAGTCTTAGCTAAATAGAATTGCGGATAATATCAAGATTTTAAAGAATGTCACAGCTTAACGTAGGTGTTCTTAATGCTACTGGTGGTGTTCAACTCCCTGCCATTGCCACATCTAATTTACCTGGTTCAGGTATTAGTGCTGGATATATGGTATATGATAGCACAGAAGGACAAATAAAAATTTGGGATGGTGTCAAGTGGATGAAGGTCACAGACGCTACCGTTAATGCAACAGGTGGTGATGAGACTTATGACATGGGATATTACAGAGTTCATAAGTTTAAAAGTTCTGGATCTTTCAACGTAACTGATACTAGTAGTAATGCAAAGATGGACTTCCTCATCGTCGCTGGAGGCGGTGGTGGAGGTTGCTCTGATGGTAACTGCAGTAATGGTGGCGGTGGTGCTGGAGGAATTGTATATAAGTCTAACATCCCTCTACCTAAAGGAAATTATCCTGTAGTTATTGGATCTGGTGGAGCAGGTTATTATAACCAAGATACTAAAGGAGATACTGGTGGAGATACTACCTTCTTCGGATACACTGCCTTAGGTGGTGGTGGTGCTGGAGCAGGTGGAAGTAATGATAGTGGTAGAGGTCGTACTGGTGGATGTGGTGGTGGAGGAAGTCACCCATACGGCGGTAACAGAGCTGCAGGATTGCAACCATCCTCTGCTAGTGGTGGATATGGAAACCAAGGTGGAAACTGTACTCCCTCATCCCCCGATTGGGGTGGTGGTGGCGGTGGAGGCTGCGGAGAAGATGGAGAAGATGGCCAGAACACTCGTGGTGGACACGGTGGAGATGGAATGCTATTTAATATTGATGGTACTTCTAAATGGTATGGTGGAGGTGGTGCAGGTGCTAACTGCAACAACCCAAACAATAATGTTCAGCCAGGTGGATTAGGTGGTGGCGGTATTGCTGCTGGAACCATTGTTGGTGGAACAGGTGGTAATGGATATGGAGGAGGCGGCGGTGGTGCTGGCTATCCAAACAGAAGAGCTGGAGGTGGTGGTAATGGTGTTGTGATTGTTAGATATCCTATATCAACTGTAGATGCTACTATTGGTGGATCTTCAGGTAATCCTGCTGTTAGTGCTGCAGCAATTCTTGCTGCCAATCCAGGCGCAGGTGATGGAACATATTGGATCAAACCAGCTGCTTATGGCGGTAGTGCTCAAGAGATTTACTGTTGGATGACTGCTGGTGGATGGATGTTAGTAGCATCTAACAATGCAAGTAGTGGTACAATACCAGGTGGTAATAGTAGAAGAAGTTCTAGTTATTTCTTAGATAGATCTGGTGCCCTTGGATCTCCTGATCCAAACAACGATTATATTATTGGTGGTATGATTAACAACCTTGATTTCCAGAGTGTAAGATCTTTAGGATGGGGTTGGCAGAATGCTGGTGGTAGTAACAGCTGGAGTTCTGCTTTAAATAATCTTGGAACTTGGGTTCAATGTGAGTGGACACTCGCCACGAGTGGTGCTGACAGATTGATTGAAGTTAATCCTAGAAGTCAAGTTCTTGTCACACATAGTGGTGGTGGACTAAGTTCAAGTGCTGGTTATTTCTCACTTGATGGTATTAAACAAGACTATACTCAAGGTGGATTTAATGCTAACAGCAACCAAACTTCAGTCGGTGCTGTTGGTGTAAATGGAAACAGTGGTGACCCTTCAACTGGTTGCTATTGGGGTCATGGATCTTCTGAAGGTAATTATGAAGGTTGGTATGCATCCAACAACAATAACGGAGACAGCCGCGGATACACAACATGGGTTAGGTAAATTATGAATTATCCAGATAACGGACCATCTATGGATGATGGTTTTGAATACTTTGCATTGGTTAATAATGAGACACATATGGTTGAAAATGTGATATGCTGTAGTAGTCTTGAAAAATTCCAAGAACTACAACTAGCTATGGGGCAATTGCCAACTGGTGAAGCCAGATGGATCCCTGCTAATAAGCGTACTCGTAAACCTTCAAAGGGAAATCATTACTCTGTAGAGAAAGGTGTTTTCTATCCAAGGTCGTTATATAAATCTTGGATTCTTAATGAAGAAACTATGTATTGGGAGCCTCCTGTACCAAAACCACAAGAGGAATTTGATCCTGAAACTGGCGTTTTAGTTCTACAATGGTTGTGGGACGAAACAAATAAAGAATGGATATCGCAGACATGCGCTAATTGTGAGCCACCAAATTCAGATGAACTCTAATTTTATAGAAGAATATCCAAAATCAATATCAAGTCAAGATTGTTTAAGATTAATACAGCAGTTTGAAATAAGTAGTGATCTTCATGCTCCAGGTGTAACTACCATAGGATATGATGAAGACATTAAAAAGGATACTGAGATAACAGTTACTAATAGAATGCTTGGTGATGAGCAGTGGGGTGATGCTATTACTCCAGTTCTTATTGCTCTTAACAAGAATATTGAAAAGTATAAAAAGGAATATACTATTGATTCTGGATTAGACGACTTATCTAGATGGGGTCTTGAACCACCAGGAATTAACTTCCAAAGGTTTTTACCTGGAGAGGGATATAAAAAATGGCATTGTGAATCTCCCTGCAAAATATCTAGCAAACGTGTTCTAGTATGGATGCTTTATTTGAATACGATAACTGATAAGGGAGGTACAGACTTTCAGTATCAGGACTTTACATGCAACGCAGAATCTGGTAAGATGGTTATATGGCCACCTTATTGGACACATTTCCATCGGTCACAAGTAAGTCCATCTTCGGTGAAATATATTATGACTGGTTGGTTCTCGTATGTATAGGTATCTTTGGTATGATACACAGTTGCCAGAAAGGTTCTGTGATGAGATTAGAAATGTTCTAGAAGGAAATGAAGGAAGATTAGAAAGTGCCAAAACACTTGGGGATGCAACATCCCATATAAGAGATAGTGATAATTATTGGATACCAGATTCACATTGGATTAATTCATTCTGTAGTCATTATATAAATCTTGCGAATAGAGAGAATTTTAAATATGATATCTATCCTGGATATCAGAATAGTGTTATACAATACTCATTATATAAACAGAATAAATTTTATGGATGGCATACTGATACTGTTCATGATGGTGAAGAGGAAGCACGTAAGTTATCTTTTTCATTACAGTTAAGTAATTATGATGAGTATACTGGTGGTGATCTTCAAATGATGGATGAAGAAAATCAAATGTATATTGGACCGAAGACAAAGGGAAGTATAATTATTTTCGATTCAAGATTAAGACATAGAGTTAGGAAGGTTACTTCTGGAGAGAGGAGATCACTCGTTGGATGGGTGATGGGGCCAAGATGGAAATAGAATCAGTATTCCTACATGACCTTGTAGATATTTCTCCATTCGCACATTTGGGTAAAGAACACTACGATCAGTATAAGATTGTTCCCAAGGGTATTGAAATTAAATGGAAGAAGACTAGAGGTAATTGGAGCATATCAGATACCACTGAACCCGAACAAGTTCCTGGATCAATATCAGTATACAATCACCCAAGTTATGAGGTTCTTCATAGAATAGTAAAACAACATTTAGAGAAAGAATATAAAGTTAGATTATATCCAACATATTATTTTGAAAGGATTTATACTAATGGTCAGGAATTATCTCCACATGTCGATAGACCTGCTTGTGAATGGAGTGTCAGTTTACATATATCAAGTGATATTGACAAACCTTGGCCCATTTATTTTGAGCATAGAAGTGGAATAGAACAATATAGTTCTGTACCTGGAGATGCTGTTCTTTATAATGGAACAAAAATTAAACATTGGAGGGAACCATTACACTGTGAACCCAATCAATACTACCATCAGTTATTTTTACATTATGTAAATGCAGATGGTCAATACTGCCAACATGCTTTTGATCAATGAAAATTCTTAAAGAAGTACTTTCTGATAGTACTCTCAGTACAGTTCAGAAATATATTCATGACAATATGGGATCTTTTAAGTGGTCTTCTAGTGAGATACAATGGAACCCAGGGTTGAGGATAGGTGTTGTTGGTTCTTGTTTAATACAGGAAACAACCCAAGAGTTAAGAGATTTAATTATTCCTGAGATCAAACCCCTAGTACCAGAGTGTAATGACATTGCTATAAATTATCATTTGTGGCAAAGAGGTTCTGGGATATCGGGACACACTGATAAAGACTATGAATGGGGTGCTACTCTTTACTTAAATGAAGAATGGCATTATAATTATGGTGGATTGTTCTGTTGGCAACCAAAGGATGAAGAAACGATGAGAGCTATAACACCATTGAGGAATACATTAGTTCTTAATGATGATCAGGAAGTTCATTTTGTTACTACTATTTCTCCTGAGTGTCCACAGTATAGAGTAACATTACAGATATGGGGTAAGAAATGATTGAGTTGAATTCATTATTATTTGAGATCAATGATAATTACACAGTAGAAGAACAATATATTGGCAGTCTTAAAAGTAAGGTTGTTACTATAGATAACTTTTTAAAGTATCCAAATGAACTTAAAGCTTTCTTAGAATCTATTCCTGTACAGAAAACAATATACGAAGGTAAGATGCCCAAGGGATTTTATCCAGGAAGTCAGACTTATATGACATATCACTTTGGGGATATTGATGAATGGTTAAGGCATCACATGTATCAGTTCTTTGGATATAGACCACCCTATCTCAATATCTCTTGGCAGACTATTGATGGTAATCAAAAAGTATATGCACAATCAAATACTCCACACACAGATCATTTGACTATAGCTGGTAATATATTTTTAAATACTCCAGAGGAAATTGATGGAGAAACTGGAACAGGGTTCTACCGATTAAAAGAAACTGGTGAAGAATATGCTGATGGTAAATGTCTGTATAGAAAAGAAAGATATGGATCCCTAAGTCCTGACCTTTCTTTAACTGAGTTTAATCCTGGTAAGGACAGTGAGAGATATGAATGCTATCACATATCAGAAGCTAAATTTAATAGACTTAATTTATATGAAGGAGGTCTCTTCCATAACATATACATTGAGGAAGGATCATTTAGGGATAACCCTAGAAAAACATTATCCGTAATAGGATAAATAGTACACTTATCATTCTAAAACATGGACGCTGAAAAAATGGTGCAAGAGTTCACCGATCAATTGAAAGAGCAGAAAGCAACAGTTGTTGAACTTGAGAAGCAACTCAAATCCCGTAACGAACAGGTGTTGAGATTAGAAGGTGCAATTGAAGCACTTAACATGACACTTAAGGAGCCTGAAGAAGATGGTGATGAAGTCAAGTCTAGCTAGACAACAAGAGCATATCGATGCTCGCCTTATTAAAACAGAATTTGATGGAACATTAGACACCTGCCCCTACAAGGTAGGTGATCTTTATGATGAACGGCCAATCATTTCCATTGGGTTCACTGAGAATGTTTATGGGAAGTATTACCATATCATTGTAGAGAGAGGTAGGGCACATACTCGAATGAAATTTGAATTTGATCAGAAGCATGATTTAAAATTCAGTAAACCAGTTGAGAGAATGATTCCTGCTGCCAGTATGGATGTACAGAAGTATCTTAAAATAGCAGAAACAAATAAGACATAAATATATCTGAAGGACTATTGGATACAGAATGAAGCGGGTAGTCGTTAGGGTAAATGACAAATATAGCTTGGATTCAGCATCAGCTGCTATCTTAAGACTATATGGATATCTTACCTACGTAGATTCTTATAGAAGTTTTCAGATCATTACTTTTGATTGCCCTCAGAGGTATCAAGATAATCTTCTTGACCAACTTAGAGCTCTGAACGTTGTTAAGAGAGCAAATTGGGATGAGGAGAAATATTCTTGCGATCCTGTAGTAGAGGGGAACAGTTTAGAAATTTCTACTAGTGGATCAACATCACTAAACACTGTTGGTGAAGGTGCAGCAACAGCTAATACTAGAAACTTAACTGGAAGTGGTTCAGGTACCATCTATGTAAAGGTACAGAACTTTAGTGGTAATAATTTATACGTATTCTCTTCTAGTCAGGGTGGAACTTATTCGTTATATACAAATCAAACTGGTTTCCTTCAAGGTGCTACATATACGTTTGATCAATCAGATTCATCAAACACTGGACATCCTTTAAAATTCTCTGCCACTCCTGATGGTCCTAATACTACAGGTGGAGCAGAATTTACAAGTGGTGTAACTATTTCTGGTACACCAGGTACGAATGGTACAACTCAGATAGTTGTTGGTGCGTCCACACCATCTGTCTTATACTATTATTGTGGTGCACATCCTAATATGGGTAGGTACTCAACAGCTAGTCCATCAAGATTTGGTACGATTAATATACATGACTACTGGCACTTAGACAGAATAACAAAGCAAGACAGGCAATATTTAAACGGAACCTTCAGTTATAATCAATCAGGTGATGGTGTTGACATCTATGTAATTGATACAGGTGTCCGTGGAGCAAGTAGACCAAGTGGTAACAACGCTGCTCTACATCCAGAACTATATGACCCAGACTTTGTATCTGATCTAAACGGTACTTCAGAGCAACAGAACTACAGGGTATATGAGGTAGGTGGATTTACTTCATCCTTCGGTACCAATGAAGATGATAACGGACACGGTACTTACTGTGCTGTATTATCTGCTGGTAGGACTGCAGGTATTGCTAGAGATGCAAAGATCTATGCATTGAAAGCATTCAACTCTGGACTGTCAGGATCTTATACTAATATATTAGCTGCATATCAGGCAGTCATTGATCACAATGATTCTGGTCATGCCAATTATAAAGGTAATACCAGACCTGCTATTCTTAATTGTTCTTTTGGTCCCACCATACCAAGTGAAACATATCCTTATGTTGAACTGAATGATAGTGGAGATGACAGTGGAACTGACGAAGAAATGTTAGATGACATTGAAGGTACAATTGCTACTGCAAATAAGATTATTGTTGTAAGATCTGCTGGTAACGGATTTAAGAATGCTAGTGATGCATTCGCTGGACCTATTCAAGGTAAGTGTATTGCTGGTACAAGAACTGCTGGATATGATGATAATGCAGTTGGTGGTATTAACAACGTAGATACTAATCAAAATAAGATCGCAGTTGGTGCTACAGAGTATAATGATAGATGGGCAGACTTCTCTAACTATGGTGCTGGTGTAACTACAGTTGCTCCAGGTGCTAAAATTCTTACCCCTGCATATGATTGGACTGCCAATACACCATATACAAGTACTGGTAACTATAGTACTATTAATGGTACATCATTCTCTGCTCCTATAGTAACTGGTATCATGGCAGCATGGGCAGGAGCTAATGGGTATTCTTTAACTACAAATAATATATGTGGTCTTGCAAAAACTTTAGTTAGAACTTCTGGAAGTACGGGAGACATAACAAAAGCTGCTGTTGGTGCATATCCTACTAACAGTATTGAAGATAAAAGATTAATTGACAATCCATTTGAAACAACTAATACATCCAATCAACTTATTGTAAAGTTTGATCCTGCAGACTCAGCTCATTTTATTGGTAATGTTGGTAAGAAATGCCAGTTAAGAACAAGTGGATCTACTGGTGCATTGACAGTTGGTGGTATTGATATTGCTGGATTATCACAAAGTGGATGGTTAACTATCCAAGCAGAGAGTGCTGTTAATAATACTATTACTGTATATGCTCTTACTAATGCTACTGCTGGTACTACTGGTGGTGGTACTGGAAACTACTTAGCATTAATCGATCCAGAAGCAAAAACTCATGAAAGTATTGATGGTGTTGTAGCTACATCAACAACATTAAGATCCCAGACAGATATACAAGAAGCTGCTGGTACTGGAACTTATACAAATGTAATTTATTATCCATTAGACACTGGTGTTGATTTCAACTATGCTTCTTCTGGATCTACTATCACAACTAAACGTGGTGTATTCTTCCCTTATGTTGATACCAACGTAACATGGCAAACTTCATCTGGAGCATTATCTGGAAGTCCTTATGATAATGCTGCTAGTGTTAGTATTGATTTAGGATTGAGTGGTACAACGTTTGCAAACGAACCAACTTTAGAAGCTTATACTCTCAGTGGAGATAGTATTGCTGCTTCTGGTCTTGCTTTGGATTCTGCTACAGGTATGTTAACTGGTACAGTTACATCTGCTTATCAAGATTCAACATTCAATTTCACTGTAACTGAGAATACTACACAGAATGCTCGTGCATATTCTTTCGTAACAACAGGAACTGGTGTTATTGTTACAGTAACTCAGCAACCAAGTAGTACTTCTGTTGAAGCAGGTGCTGGAACAAATGCTACTTTCGGTCCTGTCTCAGGTATTAGTTCTGATGGATCTACCATCACGTATCAGTGGCAGTACTCTAGTAATGGTGGAGTTGGTTGGTCTGATGCAGTTAATGATAGCAATTACTCTGGAGTAACTACAAATACGATAACCGTTGATGATAATTTTGCACTGAATAGTTATCAGTTCCGTTGTAAGATGGATACTGCTACTGCAGTGGTACCTTCTTATACTAATGCTGCTACGTTAACTGTATATCGTACTATAACTATTAACACGCAACCAACAGATCAACAACCAGTTGCACCTGCTGCTGCGACCTTTACTACTGGTGGTACCACTCTAGATGGTGCATCTGTTTCTTACCAGTGGGCAAAATCTGAGAATGGAGATGGTGTAAATTATAGTAATCTTCCTGGTGAGACTAATACAACTCACAATACTGGTGCTACAACATACGATGCTAGTTATGGAGACTACTACAGATGTTTACTATCCTGTCCTGGTGCAACCAATGTAACAACTAATGTTGCTAGAAACTTAGTACAGAGAACAATTAGTGTTACTTCACAACCAACAAGTACTACAGGTGCTGTTGGTGGTACAGAAAGTTTTGGTGTTGCTGGTACTACATCTGATAATGATGCTGGAGATATCACATTCCAGTGGCAGGTATCTATCACAGGTGGTTCTTCATGGTCTGATGTATCTGAAGGATCTGGTGGTACTACCGCAACTTATACTACACCTACATTAACTACAGCATACGATGCATATCAATATCGCTGTTTGCTTTCATGTACAGGTGCAACAACTATACCATCTAATGCTGCTACTTTGCAGGTAGAGACAGTAACAGTTGTAGTATCAACTCACCCAGTTGCTGCTACAGTAGATGAAACTGCTACTGCAACGTTTACTTGCTTAGGTGATGTTACTATGACACCTTTCGGTGGCAATGCTGCATCATCATCATTCGAGGTAGATCAATTTGATACTCCTGCTGGTGGTGGAGGAGGAGGTCTTGAAGCTCAGTCTCATCACGAACCTTCAGTGACATATCAATGGGAGCGTTCAGATGATGCTGGTTCTAACTGGAGTACAGTTGCAGGAGCAACTAGTGCATCATATACAACTGCTGCAACAACATATGCTGCGGACAATCAAGATCAATATCGTTGCAAATTAGATGCTACTGGAGCTGCTGCTTCTGCATATACAAATGCTGCAACTCTAACTGTTGAAAGAACATTCTCAATCACAGCACAACCATCTAACCAGACTGCTAATGAAGGTGGTACTGGAACCTTTGCTATAACCACATCTACAAGTAGTGGAAGTGCAACTTATCAGTGGGAAAGATCTGATGATGGTGGTTCAAACTATGCGAGTGTGGGAGGAGCAACCTCTTCTTCTTATACAACTCCAACATTAGTATTTGCTAATGATGGTAACGATCGTTATCGTTGTGTAGCATCTCTTGTTGGTGCTGCTGCAACTATTACTTCTAACTATGCATTACTAACTGTTCTGCGTGTTATTAATATATCAACACAACCTCAAGCACAAGCTGTTATTGAGGGTAACACAGCTACCTTTAGTATTGTTGCTACAATTACTAGTGATGTAATTACATACCAGTGGCAGAAGTCTGTTGATGGTGGTTCTAGTTTCACTAATATTAATGGAGCAAGTGCTGCATCATACACTACACCTGCTACTACATATCCAACAACTCCATCAGAACAGTTCCGTTGTGTTCTTAGTAACCCAGCTGCAACTTCAGTAACTTCTAATGCAGTAACTCTTACTGTTAATGAATCTGAGTTTGTATCTGGTCCTGCTTCAGTGACACCTGTTATTGATGCTGATACTAATAAAACTCTCTCAAGACAACCAGTAATTAATACTGCACCATTCGTTCAGGAGTATGCTGGATCAACTCACTTCTCCTCATTCTGGAGAATAAGAAGAGTTAGTGATAACGTAACTGTATATGATACAGCGGGTTCATTTGCTCAAGGAGATACTGGTAATAAGACATCTCTTACTGTACCTGCTGCAACTTTAGACTTTGATGTTGCTTACGCAGTACAGGTTAAGTTTAGAGATAACAATGGATTGGAAAGTGCATACACTTCTGCTGTAAACTTTACTACTCCTTTTGTTGATCAACCAGAAATTCAAACAATTACACCAGCATTCAATCCAACAATTAATGTTGATGCTATTGCATTGAAGACTGGATATCAACATACCTCTAGTGATTGGCAATTTGCACCTGCAGCAACCTTTGCTACTATTGTTCACCAATCTCTTGGCAACTCAACTAACTTAACATCGTACACCCTACCAGGTGCTGTTAACCTTAGTGCCAACACTACATATTATGTACGAATAAGATTTAACGTTAATCCTACCTAACATGGCTTCTCCCTCAACCAGGCAGGGACTTATCGATTATGCATTACGTCAGAACGGTGCTCCTGTATTAGAAATTAATATTGAAGATGATCAGATATCTGATCTAGTGGATGACGCTGTTCAATTTTATAATGAGCGTCATATGGATGGATATATTAGAACGCATTTGAAAGTGAAGTTTACTCAGGCAATGGTTGATGCCATGACTACTGATGAAACTACACAAGTTACTGGTGCAACATCATCAGCTTTAGCAGTTGATTATTTTGAACAGAATAATTACATTAAAGTTCCTGAGCACATCACTAGTATCATTAAGGTATTCCCATTTGTATCTAAGAATGTCACAAACTTATTTGATGTTAGATATCAGTGGAGATTGAATGATCTTTGGGATTTAACTAATACAGAAATCTTGACCTACGAAATGGTCAATAGAAGATTGGAAGATATTTACTTCTTACTGGAAGGACAGAAACAAACAAGGTTCCAGATGAGAGGTGACAGACTTTACTTAGATCTTGACTTTAAGACTGATGTTAAAGAGAATGATTTTATTGTTATGGAATGTTATCGTGCAATAGATCCAGTTAGTACATCTGCTGTGTATAATGATCTATGGTTAAAGAGATACGTAACAGCATTAATCAAAAGACAGTGGGGATCTAATTTAATCAAATTCCAAGGAGCACAATTACCTGGTGGTATTACAATGAATGGTGAGTTCATTTATAATGAAGGTAAAGAAGCAGTCCAGAAACTTGAGGATGAAATGATCCGTAGCTACGAAACACCACCACTTGACATGATTGGCTAATGGCAAGAACTACTTATTTTACACACGGCACTAGGAACGAACAGTTTCTCCAGCAGAATCTGGTGGAGGAATATCTTAAGATGTTCGGGATGGATGTCATCTATTGTCCTAGGGAAATAATGCAGACCGATGGTGTGTTTAATGAGGAGGTCATTGGTGAGTTTAATGATGCATATATTATAGAAGCATACCTAGAGAACTTTGATGGGTTCCAAGGTGGTGGAGATTTACTTACAAAGTTTGGTGTAGCACAGACTGATGAGATAACTATGGTTATATCTCAGCAGAGATTTTCAGATCTTATATCACAATTCCTTTTACTTGACCCAGATTACAAAGCACCTGAGAGACCACAAGAAGGAGATTTAATATACCTACCATTAACAAGCAATTACTTTGAGATAAAATTTGTAGAACATGAAGAACCTTTCTATCAGATGGGTAAAGGTTACGTATATAAACTTAAGGCAGAATTATTTGAGTACAGTGACGAGCAAGGTGATGTCTTTGAGGGTGATGAGGGTCTTGTCGATTATGGTTATACTGTCAAGCATTTCTATCTTCCTACAAATGGTGTCACTGCTACAGGAACACCAGTTATTACAAGTGGAGCAATAGATCAAATTTACCTCAGTGCAAATGGATCTAAGTATAATGAAGCACCTACAGTTACTATCGCTGGAGATGGAACGGGTGCTACTGCTACAGCATACTTGGTGAATATAAGTATTAGTGGAGGATCTCCAACTAGTACTGCAGTAATCAGAGGTACAGTTAAAGAAGGTGAGATTAGATCCGTTACTATAAGTAATGGTGGATCTGGGTATGATGAAGATAGAGCATCTTTAGTGATCAGTGATCCTGATAATCCTGGTAGAGCAGCAAGTTTAAGTCCAACTTTTACTAATGGGGTACTGACTTCAATTAATATTCTTAATGGTGGATCGGGATATAAGAGTGTTAAGGTTGTTGATATTACTAATGCAGGTAGTGGATACACCTCTGCTACTTCTACATTCTCTGCAGCACCTGTTGGATTAACTGGAAGCTTCCAAGTTCCTGAGACGGTAACTGGAGGCACTACAGGAGCAACAGCAAACCTTGTAGAATGGGATGCACAAGAAGGTTGGGTTAAACTGAAGTCTCCAACTGCTACCTTCTCTATAGGAGAAGTAATCATGGGATCAAATTCTGGGGCAACAATTGTCCTAGATAGTAGAGATGAAATGGCAACTGCAGATCCTAAATACTCCGAAGCTGTTACGTTTGAAACAGCTGGTGATGATATATTAGACTTCAGTGAGACAAACCCATTCGGATTAGCAGGTAACTTGTAATGCTTGGAACATACACATATAATAAAATTATTAGAAAGTGCGTCATAGGATTTGGTACACTATTCAATAATATAGAATGCCGTAAGGAAAATAAAGACGGTACAATATACAGTAGGATGAAAGTGCCTTTGGCATATGGTCCTCGACAGAAATTTTTAGCAAGACTAGAACAACAGGCAGATCTTAACCAGAAGGTTGCTATTACTGTTCCTCGTTTGTCATTTGAAATGACAGGTATCTCTTATGATAGTTCTAGAAAGCTTGCACCAACTACTCTAACACTCAAGGCAGATACTAATGATGCTGTAAAGAAACAGTTCACTCCTGTTCCTTATAATCTTGATTTTGAATTGAATATTATATCTAAGACTAATGATGAGGCATTGGAAATTACAGAACAGATAGTTCCTATCTTCCAACCTTCATATAATATGACTATCAAGTTAGTTGATGGTATGAGTGAGTATAGGGATGTGCCTATCATTTTGAATGGTATTAATTATAGTGATGACTATGAAGGTTCTTTCGATGATAAGAAAATTACCTTAATTACAATGAACTTTACTGTGAAGTCTTACATCTTTGGTCCTGTTGGAACTGCTGGTCCTATCAAGAAGGCAAAGGCAGATATCTATACTACTATGCCTTCCACTACAGCTACCAGACAGGTTGCTTATCAGGTTACACCGAAGGCACTTACAGACAAGAATCAGGATGGTACTACAGAACTTGCTGGTGCTATCACTGCAAGGAACTTAACTGTTGAGGTTGTTGACTATAGCAACATTCCTACTCAATCTTACATTGAGATTGGTAATGAAGTATTCTATGTCAAGAGTAAGACCTCACCAAATAAACTATCTGTACGTAGAGCACAGAATGGAACCACTGCTGCTGCCGCAGCTGCTGGTACTAAGGTAGATCTGATTGATGCAGTTGATGATGCACTACTAACTGGTGGTGATGACTTTGGATTTAGTGAGATGACAAGTATCTATGAATAATGACACAACTGGTTTAGACCAAGCCTTTGAGACTGTGGAAGCAGTCGCAACTGAAATTAGCCCACCTGAGGTTAAGAAATCTCAACCCAAGAAGGTTGAGGGTAAGGATGAAGTACAGGATGATTATGAATACGCACGAGGAAACCTTTACCTATTGGTGGATAAGGGACAAGAAGCTGTCAACGGTGCTCTTGATTTGGCTATGTCTTCTGATCACCCTAGAGCATACGAAGTTG